AGGGCTAGACGATAAAAACATTTTTAATGCACCAGTTACTATAATCGACCCACAATATGACGATGACGACAATAGGCTAATTACAACAATCTTTAGCCCCTACGAAGCCGCCGAATATCTTACTTGGAAGAGAAGTAAGAAATAAAATATTTGTTTATTGTTGCAAACTGTCATAACTTGCAATAACCACATACAAACATACACAAACAACACAACAACAAAAGAGGTCTGAAATTGCAAGATTTTTTAACAGTTTCACAAGTGGCAGAAGAATTGAAGGTTACAAAAGGCACAATTAGGCAATATATACAATCTGGCAAATTAAAAGCAAGTAAGCCTAATGGTAAAAATTTTATAATCATGAAGACAGAACTTTTAAATTTTATTTCTGACACTGAATATAAGCCATTAGCAACCCTTTAATTATTAGTTCTTGAACTTTAGTGAAAGAACTAATAATTAAAAGGATGCAATGAAAAAACAAGAGTCACTAGCAAGGAAGGAATGCGCCAATTACAACAGTGGAAAATGCTTAGGGGTTATGTTTTCAAGGGAAAACGGAAAACTCCTTACTAAATTAGATAAGGAATTTGCGGGTAAGGATTGCATAGCAAATACTGGTAAGTGCGGTTATTTTAATCAAATCGTCATAAGGAGTTCGCAGAATGCAACTAGATAACAATGAGACCTTAAAACTGAGAATAGAGCGCACTGAGAAGACAAGCAGAGAAGATGTTAAGAGGTTTTATGTAAGGGTTTATAAAATGGCTGAAAATTTGGGTTTCAATGTTGTTTCCCGAGAAGAAAACAACAAAATAATAGCACAAAAAGGAGACAAGGAAATTGAAGAAAAGAAGCGTATTTGAAGAGATGGTTAATGTTACAACTTCTATGGCGAAATTATTTGAGTCGCTTACAAAAGTTTTAACGCACCTAGTAACACACCTTAGCGACCTCGAAGAAAGAATTGAAAAAATGGAGTCGAAATGAGCGAGGAATTTCAAAAGTTAGATGAGTTACACGAAGAGGTTGAGAATGACGATATATCGAATATACACGTTGACAGAATGCTTTGGAAGATAGGCGAACTTGAGAAGGAAATTGAAGATATTAAGTACAAGCAGATGGAATCCAAGGAGTTTTATGACAGAAGAATAGATTCAATAAATAAGCAAATATCATACAGGGTTAACTTACTTGAGAGTTATATGCAATCCGAGTTGGCTAGAACAGGGAATAAGACCTCTAAACTACCTAATGGTACGCTAAAGATGACAACAAGGACAACGAGAGAGTTCGGAGAGGACGATGCTCTGATTAAGTTTTCTTATGACAACAACATACCCACAAGAGTAACAGAAAAACCCGATAAAAAACTAATATTATCATATATTCAAAATACGGCTGATACACCAAGCGGATATTTTGAGAAAAAAGAAACCACATTTTCATACAAAACAAACAACGAGGAGACAAAATGAGTATACATAATAAACTAGGGCGGGTTCAAGCCAAACTCAAAGTTGGCAAAGGACACAGAAACGACTTTGGTAATTATAACTACAGAAATCTTGCCGATATATTTGAAGGGTTGAAGCCAATACTAAGTGGAAGCGGTTGCTCTATTACCGTTAGCGACGAGATAGTATGTGTAAATGATTTTAATTACATTAAGGCAACTGCTACATTTAGCGACGGCAATGAATCCATAACCACTACAGGATGGGCAAGGGAGTCTGTTCAAAAAAAGGGGATGGACGATAGCCAAATAACAGGTGCTACTTCATCTTATGCTAGAAAATATGCATTAAATGGATTATTCGCAATTGACGATACCGAAGATGCTGATAGTATGGACAACAGAGACCATAAAACAGTTGTGGTTTCGCCGTCTCTAAGTAAAAAGCCAAACGAGGAAGTGCAACAAGCATCGGATGAATGGAATGAAGCGTCAAGAAATACAGGGATACCCTTTGGGAAATACAAAGGAACCCCTTGGAAAGATGTACCCGAAGATTACATAGGTTGGTTGATTAACAAGAGCGATAATGCTAATTGGAGGGCAATGGCGAATGCGGAACTTGTTGCTCGAATGACCGAGGGTGCTAGCGAAAAGCAGCAGGACGTGCAGCAGGGCGTAGAAGCGGATTCTAGCACAAAGGAAGCCGATAAGGGAACTGAAAAAGGTTGGGTGGTTGAGGATGATTCTAAAATTAGTCCTAAATTAGAAGACCAAATACAAGAAGGTAAGGAATTGATGGAAGAGTTTTCGGAGATTGCTGAAGGAGATGATGATGACCTACCATTCTAAAAAAACAACTCAAAAAGATATTATTCTTGATTATCTTAGAAAGAATAAACGAATAACTTCTTGGTTTGCAATAGAAGAATTTGGGATTACAAGATTGGCTGATATTGTACATAGGTTAAAACGAGAAGGACATCGGATAGGCACAACTATGATGACACATAAGAATGCTAGAACGGGCAAGGTTTCAAACTTCGCTAAATACACCTATGAAGATGCTATAGACGTTGGCTCAAATTATGAACTTACCCTTGGTTAATTGCCTCGGGGAAATAAAGGGTGGGTCTTTCATCCTCCTTCTTTCACCCACCCTTTATAAACTATAGGAGTTATCATGCCCAGCAGAAGTAAGCAAAAAGGTAACAGATTTGAGAGAGAAGTTACAAATATTGCAAAAGAACATGACATAGACTCTCAAAGAGCCTATGCTAGTAATGGATTGTCTCTTGGACACGCTGAAGAGGTAGATGTTTTGCTAAAGACACCTGACAAGGATTGGAGAGTCCAATGCAAGGTTAGAAAAAATATTGCAAATTGGATTAAACCCGATTCTAGCGTTGTTGATTTACAAGTAGTAAAAGAAGACAGGGGGCAAATATATGCAATATTGCCATACGAAGATTTTTTAGAACTAATTGCAGATGAAGAAGAATATAGAAATTCAGGTCAGGAAAAATTAGATGAAGAGAGGGATTTATATAGGGAAAGAATGAATGAGATAGAAAATGAAATCAAAAGATTATAGAAAAAACATAAAAATAGGGCAAAGCGTTACCGCTAAGTCGAAAAACATAGATGGAGATACGGTCTTTGTGAGTGGTGAAATATCTTCCATTAACGAGGATATTGTATTTATTAGCAGAAGGTTCCCCAAGGTTGAACATTTTTCTGTAAAAATAAAAGATTTAATAATATAAGGAGAGATAGATGCGAAGTAAAATAAACAAGGCTCCCGCTTTTCAATTTTATGCGGGTGATTTTTTATCAGACCTCAACGTCCAAATAATGACAATGTCACAAAGGGGAATTTATATTACCCTACTTGCAATGGAGTGGATTGAGGGAAGTCTACCATCTGATATTAGAACCTTGAAAGTTCTGTGCGGTCAGCACCCAAATTTTGAAGAAGATTGGGGCGCTATTAAGCATTGTTTTTATGAAGAAAATGGTCGCATATATAACAGAAGACTCGAGTCTGAGAGAAGCAATATGATAAGTTACAGAGAAAGAATGTCCAACAATGGTAAGAAGGGTGCTAATGTACGGTGGAATGGCAAGGCTATAGCCAAGCCATCCAATAAAGAAGTGGAAGTAGAAGTTAAAAGTAAAAATAAAAACGCTGTTAAAGTAAAACTTTATAATGATGAATTTGAAGATGATTTTTGGTCGCTATACCCAAGACGAGATAATAAGAAACGAGCAAAGGACAAGTACGTTTCATTGCGAAAAAGTGGGGTAGGCAAAGATACTATTTTAGATGGGTTAAAGTCATACATTAAGCAGTGGAAAAAAGCGGGTACGGAGTCTGAATTTATACCTATGGCTAGCACTTGGTTGAATCAGGAGCGCTATGACGATGAATTAATTAGTAGTTCTAAAACAATAAACAACCTAAATGTAAAAAAAGAATATCATTGGATGTGCATTGAATGTAAAATAGAAAAAACAACGACAGAGGATTTGAGCGTTAATGATAAACTATGCTCTTGTGGAGACGGTATACTTGAGACAAGGTCATCTGTTCTAGCACAACTTGCTATTAAAGATAATAAAGCAAGCGAAATTAAAATTAAAAGCAATGAAGAGTCTGAAGATAAAAAGGAATTTGAAAAGGCTTTTGGCAGTATGCTTAGTTCTATGGGAGCGCGTTAGTAATAAAACGATGGTTGGCGCCTCTTTTAAATGTCAGTTTTTTTTAAAAAGGTTTTAAAAAAAAAGAATGATGAGGCGCGCTCCTAAAATTAAAAAACAAAAAGTATCGTATGACGGAAAAAAAGCAGATAATGCAATTAAATACTGTGAAATTTGTAAAAGGTGTTGGGAAATGGACTATGTAAAAAAAAATATTAACCACTATGAAGATTTTCCCACATATAAAAGACAAAGAAAAATTTGTAAAAATTGTTTAAAAAATACAGGCGCGCATGTCTCCTAGGTTACTCACAACTACAAAAAACCTAGTTGCTCCGCATCAGCAATCTCCCATGTGCGCCTATCTTTACAAAAAAGAGAGGTAGTTATGATAGTAATGGACTTAGCAGATTGGATAATTAACCTATTTTTATTAGGTTCTACAATTGTCATTTGGTGCTTGGGGTTGTTTATGGTTCTTATGTTGTTGGAACTATATAAAAAATATATTAAACAGATAATAGGGGGCGACGATGCCTAGAAAAAAGAAAAATATTGCAAATAATTACCGTGGAAAAGAGGACTTATTTTTTACAAAAATAAGAAAAGGTCTACTTCGTTTTCTAGCACCAGCCTCTAAGCACTCAAAGGATATAGGATGAATCAAATAGAAGAATTATTTGGAGTTCCAGTTAAGGATATAAACTATATATATCTAGCAGACAATGAATGGTATGAAATTAATGGTAGTTTAGAAATAACTGGGAATTTTGGTAAAAAACCGCAGTATTTTTCCGCTTGGTGCTTAAGAGTAAAGGCTGATGAATTAGGTAGACAAAGGTCATTGAGAGTTGTTGGAAATATTAGTCAAATACTATTAGCAGAAGCGGAATATTCATAGGTAAAATAAAAGGAGAAACCAAATGAGACACTACTGGGAAGTTTTATTTAGCGTGGAGTATTTCCCTTACTGGGAGTTTACGATGTTGATGATGCTAGCACTCCAAATCAGTCACCTTGTAAGACTTAATAGGACTGAACGGAAAATAGACCTACTAACACAGGACAGTACAAAGTCAAATACAGGGTTGAAAAAGTGAATAAAAATAAACTTCAGAAACTAATTCATAAAGAATTAGAGAATATTGACGGAGTTGATTACGGAGAGTCTTTATTAATGGCAATAAATATCGCAAAAAAGGTTATCAGGCTTAGCGAACTAGAATCTTTAAAGGATTCTAGGCTACCAACCAGAGAAACTGCTAGCACAACGGAAGAGGAGTGAAAATGTTAAAGCAAGATTACTTAGAGCAACGAGACCATCTTGGGGCGCATTTAAAAAATAGCGTGAGTAAAGTGTATCAAATTACAGACGGTATTTTGCAAATATGCAAACTTGCCCGAACGGGAAAATTGGGAAAAGGAAAATCTTTTAAGGAAATAGAGAAATTGGCGCTAGAATTGAAGTTTTGGAATGACGTACCCGCAAATATAAGTTATAAGTTCTCCCCTTTGGGTGTAATGGACAAAGAGGAGGAGTGGGTTAAAGAAAAAGACGAATCAAGTAAATTCATATTGTCTAAAGAAGACGCTGATAATAAAATATACCCCACGTTGAAAGACGTAAAAAAGGCATTGGTAAAATAGTATTTAAAAATTGTAAATTATCACATCTAACAACGGTTTGTCTCCGCGTTAGTGTTTGGTGACAGAAAGGGGAGGGTGCTATCTCCCCTTTCTATTTATAGATTATTTCAATCTAGCCTTTTTCATGCATACGGCAACATCGCCCACAATCACATCGTCCCACTTGTTCCTATCCTTACCTTTCCACATTTCAGTAGCAAGATAATTAATACCTTTACCCTTATTCTTGCCATCTTCATCCATAACAATATCCGCCTTTCCATCTTTGGACGTTACCACCTGTATATAACCACCGACACTTCCCTGAAGAGTTTCTAGCGTGGGTTCTTTGTCTGTGAATATCTCCATTTTATAATCAACCTCGCTTTCCCCGAGGGCAAGGGTTGGCATGACACTAAACATAGATTGACCTTCTTTGTCCGCATTATAAAGCGCTAGCGCACCTCCGTCATTACCTTCGTCGTCCATCTGTGGGTATATTTCCGTACCATCATCAAGAACAATTACCATTGGGCGCTTGTACCACCCAAAATCAACCGCCTCTTCAGTTGGCATATATTTTATGCTAGCAATCTTCCTACCAAGCAATATTTTATTAGCAATTTCTATAAATCCATTTTTCATTTTTATTTCTCCTTTTTTGGTATTTCAAAATTACATTCTATGTGTACCCATCCATATTCGGTCATTCCATCAACCATCCGATTGGTCATTCCGTACAATTGTTCTGATATTTCATCGTCTGTCATGTGGCTTATTTTTTCCCCAAACAAATTACGAACATCCTCTACGCACCAATAAGTACCTGTAAAAATGCTAGCATCCTTTGGCGGGTTAAGGTTTATTTCGTAAGTGTCTAGCCTCGGATGTGTTTTTTCGAGCGATAGTTTAACATCTGCCTCCATTTCGCCTACAGTATTCCACTTTTTTCTATCAAAAACAAGCCTGTCATTAATATCGGTAACAATTCGCTCTTTTAATTCCTCGTCCTCACTTACTCCCGCCATCGCGGTCTCTATCATGTCTGACAACACAAAATGCTTGTCAAATAGCATCCCTATTATCTCATCTAAAACATCTTTCATCACGCTATCATATAACTCTTGCTCATTGCAATCAAAGCACTCCGATTGTAGCGATGTGTCATGTTTACATACGTCACTCATTTTACCCCCTGTTTTCTGTTAATTTATCAATTGATTCAGCAAACTCTTCGTTTGCCCTTTCTTTTTCTTCGACTCTTTCAGCCTTAGTAAGAAAACCTATGCACCACATTAAGGATATTATCTCCCCATGAATAACGGCTTTGGCTTCTTCTGTGTTAGCACGACTTTGCTGGTGAAACTTTTCGATGAGCCGAGTCATTATTTCGTCTTTATTTTTTATATTTAGTTTCATTTTTTCCTCGCATTTACTTTTTATTATTTTATGATTAAGATAATTTTTTAATATCAATTGGTTGATTTATTCTCTCTGTATAAATCCTAAGCGCTAATCCAATTTCCCTAATCTCATTTGATATACTAGAAAGTTCTTCTATGCACTCAGCAAGCCTAATCATTTCTTCTGAGCCAAGGGAGTTTTCAAAATCCTCACACAACTGCTTTAATTCTCTAATAACTTTTTGAATATCTCTCATCGCTTTATTTTTCTCCTCGCATTATTTTTAAAATATATTTCAGGGCATTCATATAGCCTATGTCATATGATATTATCTCGCTATCGTTTTCTGTTTCCCAAGAGTCGACGTCGAACGATTTTCCGTCCCCATAGTCTTCGTCTAGGTCATTTTGAATGCTGTGAAGATTCTTATTTATCAAATCTTCCACCCTTTTCCTGTTTTTCATAAGAATTTTAAGTGTGTGTACGGCATTTTCTAATTTTTTAAGCATTTTTAAATCCTTTCCTAATATTTTTAACAAGAGAGGGGCGGAGAACCATGAAACCGCCCCTCTGTGAGACCTGAGACATGTCAGGTATTTTTATCGCTAGAATGGAATTTACGCATCCCTGCGGTCTGCCGTTTTATCAAGACAATCTTCAATGTCTAAGCCTCTCCACCACCCTCTTGGTCTTCGAGAGTTAAAAGTCCTTGGACAATCTCTCCTGTTTTTGACAAGTCGAAGGCAATCCCCTTTTTTGTGGGAACGTACTCGTCGTTGTTCTTTGGTTTTGTCCATACACGAACCTGACCAAATGTCTTTTCGTTAATCGTGTCCTTGGTTACAAGGATTTTTGTTGTTTCGGTTAGAGGTATTTCATGTAGTATCATACTATCTCCTGTTGTGTTTTTGTGTTTATGATGAGGGTTAAATGGATGAGTGATTTTTTTACCAAGAACTTTGCTAGCATAATCAACGCCTTCATTCCAATCATCCGCGTCTCCATCTGAAGATATTTCAGGGATGACCGAGTGATGTTTTCCTAGCGCAAGTATGGCGGTTACTATTTTGTCGTATGGCTTTCCCGCGGTTTTGCAAAATTCAAAATCCGAATCATCTTCGCGGTTTATTATGAATGTTTCATGTCCGTCTTCACCTATGCCGTTGAATTTTATTCGATTTTCTCCCACCTCGGGAATCATTTCTTGTCGGTTAAATTCTGCCCGAACCAACTGAAGAGATTCGTTTATCAGCAAGATGTCCTCGGCATCTTTGATAAACTCCTTCCAAGCGGGGTTGTGCTTGCTAAATGATGGTTTGTTTTTCCAATAGTGTGTGTATCCCAATGCGATTGCTCCTTTTTTGTGCGATTAAGCCTTTGCAACTACCGTCGCTAGTGTCATTTTTTCTAGTTTACTCTTAAGTTCGTCGTCAAGGTCTTCGAGGTCAACCTCAAGTCGCTTGCCCACAGATGTCTCAATCATTTGTCCGCCATTTTTATATTTTGCTTTTACAACCATATGCAAATCCTCAGATATTGCCTTCATTTCCCTAGCGAACTCTGTTCCGTCAAATTCAAATCCCTTCTCGTCCTCATCTAAGCCGTCAATTAATTTATGTAGGGGGATTATGATTTCATTTATATCAGCCGTTATCTTGCTAGCAATGTGAATCCTCGTATCTCTGTCTATCTCCTCGAGCGTTGCTTTTCCAATAATTGTTGCTATTGAGTGCAATATTGTATTTGAGACAATACACATAGCATCATGAAGAGCCTGTTTTGTGAGTCCATCACACTCCTCGAGCAATTTATAAACCTTTTCAAAATTTGCCATCGCTACTCCCTTTATTTATTTAATTATTGTTTTCACAAAAAAACAAACAATAATTAAATAATATTTACCGAAATGTTTCAATTATCGTAATGGCATCCCTAGTGCCAATATGCTTAAGCCTATATTCTTCCACGTTTTCTTGGAATGTTTTATCTTTATCAAAATACTCCGAAATTTCGTCTTTATATTCATAGGCTTGGTTAGGTATGCCTTTGCGAGTAAACTCGTTTTTTTCGCTACAATTTCCGCATACAGCAGTACCGCTACCTATCAACACCCCACCATGCGAATCAGCGCCTTCGTTACAAAAATCACACGCTACAAAGTTTTCTGTTCTAATTACTTCCATTATTACCCCCTAAACCATATTGGTTTGTTTGCTAGTTTTTGAAGTGTCTCTGCAAGTCCGTCAACCGCTTGTTCGGTTGTCTTGCAAAACCGTTGCTCTACCGTATGTAGTAGGTCGAGTTCTCTCTTGTACGCGTCTGTAGTTTCGCACTGCCACCCCATCCCACTACGGAACTCATATTGCTTGTCCATCAATCCAAAGCAATAGTCTCTAAATAGCCCCGACAAGCCCGCACTCATCAACCTATGTATGTCTAGTGGTTCGTTAGGCATTTTAATTGGTATTGATATTCCAAAGTAATCCCAATCATTATCGCCGTTGTATCTGACGAAATTATACACCATCACCTCTACCGCATAACCCATTTTAGTTAGGACGTCACTAATCAGTGCTAGCGTGGCTCCTAGCCTAGCAAAATCCTTCTCCTTGTGTTGCCAAGACACCGCCATGTTCATTCCTATGCGGACATTTGAGCGTTGTGAATTTCGCTCTGTGGTCGACCAATATTGGTCTTGTCCGCCCATAAGCCTAGACATGCTTAGGTCATCGCCATCGTCCCTGACCACCCTTTTTCGTTTACAAGACAATCCCTTGCCGACAAACTTGGATATTCTCGAGTTCATGTCTATCTCTGAGCGCATTTTTTGGTATAATCGAATTATCTTATCCGATGTTTGACCAACGGTCAATGCTCGTCTCAGATTCTCTCTTCCCACGATGTTTTTACCGTACGTCCAAGCCTCCCTATCTGTGTCAGGCTCTCCATTGTCGTGCCAAAATGAGCCTGTATTGTATATGCAATCAAGCATAGTTCTCATGTCAGGCATATGAATAACCGCATGAGTACCTTCATTTTCGTCGTTAATGATTTTTGGTTCTAGTATTTTACTGTAAATGCTCTCCATTATTTGTACTCCCTTTTTAGTTCTCTGATATTGACCTTATCAAGTTCCTCTTTTGTCCAACCACAAGTTATCTTGTCAATTAACACCTTGTTCGACTTACCCGCCAATCTCCAAGTTTGACCGTCAATAAACAACCTAGTGCTGATAATCCTTTTAACGTGGTTGTCTTGTATGCGCTTTCTCAGGCTCCACAAACATTCTGCCATGTCTGTAAAATCTCCTGATAGCGCTCTCTCGATGTTTTTGTCATAGTCAATGTGAACTTTTACGGCTTGCAATCTGTCTAGCGTTGCTCCGTCAATCTGTCCTCTACCCACATACTCGAAGTCTTGTCCATCACAAAGAGTATTGCTAGCAACCGCCACATTAAAGCCGTCCTTCTTAAGAACGTGTGGATTGTCTTTGTCGTTAGGTGTAGATAGAACCCCTTGGTTATCTAGCACACTGTTGAACACCAATCCCGCATTAGCATCGAAGCCGTCAAATTCGTCAAGACATAGGAAGGTTCCATTTCTAAATGCCCTTGCTACGGAGCCGTCTATAAATGTTCCGTCAAAGGTCATTCTTCCTGTCATGTGCGATTCCGTCACTCCCGCTGAGCCTTTTAGATACTCATATGTGCCTTCTTCTTTGTCGAATCCCAAAGCCCTAGCACACTGTTCAATTAGAAAGGATTTTCCTGTGCCACTTGGACCGAAGGTCCAAACGCGACCAAAAAGTTTTAAACACTCCAAAACCTCTGCAAATTTCTCGTGTTTAAGACCCGACACCTCTTTTGTTTCTACGTCGTTAATGTAGACCTTGATTGGTCGCTGAAGACTTTCAATCTTTTTATCTACCCTCTTGGATAGATTTTCGGTCTCCTTGTGGAACGTAGAAATAAGAGTGTCCTCGGTCTCTTTGACCGCATTACCTATGCCATCTTCAATAAATGGCTGTACTCTAGTAAGCACTCCGTTTACAATGATGTCCTCTAAACTGCCGACAGTAGTTTGACCTGTGCTAGCAGGCTCCTTACTAGGAGCGGGAGGAGTTGGCGGAGGTGTTTTTGTGTCTTCTTTTGGCAATTCTCCTCCTAATATGTAGTCGATTAATTCATTTTTTGGGGTGGTCTGTACCCAACTTCTTTTGTGACCGTTTTGCTTTGCCTTGGCAATAGCCAACTTCTTGACTCTGCCATGCGCCATTGCTTCGAGTTCATTTCTGTTATACATGGTTTCCCTTTTGCCGATTTCGGCGGTTGATTAATTGTTTTATTATTTCTAGCATTTTCACTAATGCTCAAATGCTAGAAATAATATTAAAGGACGGCTCTCAGTATTTGCAGTGCCAATCCAATTACCGCTAGCGCAATAATAAATCCTCCAAATTCGTCCGAGGATAAAAAATCCACTACGCGTTCAATAAAGTGTATCATTATTTTCTCCTATTTAATTAAAAATTCTGTATTATCCCAGTCTATCCAGTCGATATCTTGTAACTCATCACCAACACTCCATAAATGTGGATTAGGGAAGTTTTCAACTAAGTGGACAGGGAACATTTCTAGCGCATCGTTTAAGCGGTCTTGGTAGCCAAATTCAAATTGCTCTCCATCCTTTAGAGACTCTACAACGTCATGTCCCAAATTATTAACCATTGACTCCTGTTCTTGGTCTGAACCCATTTCGTATAGCCAATGGATAAAGTTTCTTTTAGTGATATAAAAGTATTGTTTCATTACTTACTCCTTTGTTCTTTGGACATTTTTGTCCAATGTTTTTTTACACCAACTCCGCCAAACTTCTTTCTATTCGCATCACGCATTGGTTTCATCTTCACGAATATGAGATGGTTCATTTCCTTGTCGGTAAATGGTGGCGGAACTATTCTTTTTCTTTTCCCTACCCTGACCGTAGGAAGATTTATCTTCCTTTCTAGTTCGGATATTTCTTTACTGCTTAGTGTCGGTAGCATTATTTACCTCATTGTATTTTTGTTCTAGTCTCATCAGATAATCCAATCTTGGATTATCAGTATAGTCTAGGACTTTGTCTAAACTGTTCAAGACTTGGTTCAAGTAGACCATATGGTCTATAAAACCGCGATTCTCTTTGTCGGGCATCTTCTTTGCGACTTTCTTTAGAAAGTCTTGCAAGTTAACAATTCCCTTCTTTAGTTCGCTGGGTCTCATCATTAATAATCTTCTCCTTCTGAGAATATTAAAGCCTCAGAACCCTTTCCCGATTGAGTCTCCACAGGAGACTTTATAAGGTCATTAAAATCATATTTAGATGAGAAGTAGTCTGACTCCCCATTCTCGTCGACAATGTTCCCTTTATGCGACCAAGATAACTCATATCCTTCAGATGGTCTGTTCACCACTTTGTGGTGTAGTGCTATCTTTTGCCCCTGTTCGTTAACTATCCTCCAATGGCTCGTCATAAAGGTGACGGAATTATCAAGATAAAACTCGTCGGCTTTTATTCCCCAAACATCACATTCTTCTATGTTGATTCTAGTCTCCATGTCATTGACATAATTCCCTTCATCATTATGGCTCTCTAAGTGGTTTTCTAGCAAGACACTTGCTAGGTTATAAAGAGCCGTCCTTTCTTTGATATGATACCGACCATCATCACCGAAAAAGACGTCCTTCCTTAGTCTTTCGCTAGTTCTTTTATCGTCGGCAAAGGTTGTCAGGACTCTGTCGAATCCTTCGCATATCTCAAATCTCAGAGAGATTTGACATGGTAACTCATCATCCAAAAGGATGAAAGGTTTTTGTTTTTTCAATTGGCTTATTTCGTTCATTTGCTCCTCTCTTGCTTTTAATAATTCTAGCATTTTCACTTACAGTTCAATGCTAGAATTATTATTAGTTCTCACTTCTTGTTGGTTTGCTATATCCCATATAGCAAGTTCATTGTTGTCATTAGCAAGGCTAATGGCTCTTTTTACATCATCTACAATCTGTATTCTGTCAATATACAGTTTCCCTTCGTCCATCCAAAAACCTACGTTTTCCATATAGTGTTTTTCCACTATATGCCAGACCTCTTTCTTACCATTGACAGTAATTGTCTCAATATTACCACATCCTACGACAAATCCACTGTTCCCTTGGAACAGTTCCCATCCCTGAATAGTGGCTCCATTCGTGTCGATAATGCACTTTGTTATTTGGTCAATTATACCCATTTTTATCCTATTTTAGTTTTAGACGGTAACTAGGTTAATTTCGCCAATAGAGATTTCTAAAAATCTCTCTTCATGTTCTTCACAAAGGTCTCCATATTCGACGTTTATGAAAAAATAGTTCATTTTAGGATTTAACCAAGCGAAATAACCCTCTTTTCCAAAGAGATTCATCCCCCTTGATTTGCATAGATTTTCGTCACTATCTATCCCTTGCTTATCTACTCTAAAGAGTAGGCTGAAATCAAACCAACTTAATTGGCTTGCTTTATTATCCTTCGCGTCTGGTCTTATTCCAATTTGAAAATCAAAACAGAACCTTAAACCAAAGATATTTATATCTTTGGATATTTCAATTCCCTTGTAATGGCTCCTCCAAAACAGGGTTATACTGTCGGTTAACTCTTTCATTTGGGTGTTTACTCCATTTCGACGGCTATGGTTTTTATTCTTGCTAGAGTGTTCTATGCCGTCACTATAGGACATTCTAGCACATAGGGTGTTTACTCTTATTCTACGCGTTCTTAGAGATTGCTCTAGGATGGTCTATTCCCGAAGGGAATAAGGCGCATTGAACCCTAGGTAGGACTCGAACCTACCTACCCCAAAGGGGTAGACCGTCTAGGGTTTTTCGTTGTGTATCTCGTCGGTTACAGCCTACGCGCTTAGGTGCGCCCAGCGTTCCTGACCGTCGGAAGATTCGTCGATAGTGAAGCCCTGAGACAGCGCGCTATTCATCGCGTGGTCTAGCGCGTTCGGTACGTCGGACTCTTCTCGTCGTTGAAGTTCGTCTTCGAAGTCGTAGACGGCGGGCGTAATTACCGCGCGGTCTTGCGCACGAGACTCTTCTTCTTCCCAAATCTCCTCTTCGCGACTCTTCGCGGATGCGATAAAGTTCGCGAGCGCAGGCGAACGAAAGTCCTCCTCGTACACGAGGAGAGCAACTTCTTCTTCATGCGTAGGAATATCTACGCGTTCCATGTCTCCGACTAGGGTGTTTACGCTACCTTTGTCAACGACTACGTCGTTGGGTGTTATGATTGAAATACTCATGGTTTGTCTCCTTCGCGAAGGGTGTCCTTCGCGTGTTTATATACGCACGTGCTATGCGTATGTGTTCAAAGCCTTCGACGTTGTGCCGTCGGCGATGACCAAATTTAGCCATGGAATGATGCCAAACCTAGCCAAATCAGTATTACCGTCGGCAATAGGAGGCAAAGCGAGACAAAAAAAAGATAAGGTACGTCTACGCGTAGGGAGACCGTCAACGCGAAACGCGTACTCAACGAAAATCGACAGAGCCGAACGCGTGCGGAGGGGGGTGTGCATACGTATGGTACGTCCCATCCATTTTTTGCACAATTTTTCAATATAAACACACCTTATGTATATATAAACACATTAAAGAGAATATCTACAAAACCTCTATCCTTAACAATATTAACACTTAAATAGCCAAGCTATAGCCTTGCCATTTTTTTAAATGGCTAAGCTATGGCATTGCCATGCATATAGAAGTAGAAGTAGAAGTATATATTAATATAAAAAAATATAAACCTTAGGTTAAGTAAACCTTAGGTTGCGGATTCAACCTTTTTACTTTTAACTATGATTCGATTATGATTATATTTATTACGGGGCTTGAAATTATTTTTTTAACCAATTCAGGAGTAACAATGCCGTACGAACAAAAAGACGATACATTTTCAATATTTACCAATGAAAAAACAAGCGAAAAGCAACCAGACTTTACAGGTCAAGGTAAAATTGGCGGTAGAGAGGTCAAGATAGCGGGGTGGAAAAAGGTTGGTAAGACAGGAACTGAATATGTGTCATTTAAAGTTGAAGATAAAAATAAAGCACCTTTTTAATGAATTGTTGGAATTGTAAATATCAACAATTAGGTGGGATGACATTTTTGGGGTTTTGTAAGTATTTTGAAAAATTAGGCAAGGAAAAAGAACATATTCCTTCAAATGTTGTTGATAAGGGTTGTAGGTTCTTTAAAATAAAAGATGAAAGTTGAATGTAGAGGTAAAACATTTGATGTTTATACTAAAGAAGAATCAAAAAGTCTAAATATAACACCTGTAGATGACTGGAGAAAAGCTGAGGTAGGAGATTGGATACAGACTCAAGATGGAAAAGTTATACAGGTCATTGGCAGACGTACAGAAAATCACGCAAATTCTAAAAAACCTTATATTTTCATACGTACTGGTTACGGAGAATGCGGTGTTCATAAGAAACACGTTTATGCTCAAGAACAGCCAAATTATTATCGTGATAAATACTATTTTGGAAAAGATTTAGTAAAAAACGTAAGACCCACCGCAAAGCAAAGAACATTCGTAGATGCTTTGTTCCTACATGGGAAAACAGATAAGTTAGGTATGTGGGACTCAGAGTCAATAATTCTTGCCTACCAATCAATATATAAAGACAATAACCCTGAACAAGCGCTAAGGCGCGGCATGGGGATACTTAAAAGAAAACATATTAGGGAATATATTGCCATGAACATGAGAGATAAATTAAGCGCAATGGGGATTGATGATGACTATGTTGCCAACCAATATAAATCAATGATTGAAGACTTGGAAACTCCACCTGCGACGAAACTTAACGCACTCAATAGGGTTAGCGATATGTTAGGTCATTTGACCAAAGAAAAGAAAGAAGAGCAAATAGAGGGAGTGTTTGCACTGTCTGATGGCGACATTAAAAGATTGTCTTCCGTAAGAAAAACAATAGCAGAGACCACCTATGGCTCGAAAACCGACAGAAACGAAAAACTACACACATCATCCACAATCCAAAAGTAGTGATGTAGATATTACCCAGCCGGGCGTAATTCATATTGATGAAGAACCATATTTCGTAGATGGAGTTGTTGCTAGATTTATATTAGAACTACTTGATGAAATAGAGGTGCAAAAAGAGCAATTAAAAACACTAGAACTGTATATGGGTGAGCATGGAAAAGCATAAAGATAAGCAAAAAATGTTAGAAGCCATGTATTTGGATATTTTCACATTTGCAGAAGTTTTGTTTGGAGACCCTGATAATTCAATGCATTATCACTGTCGCTCTAAATCGCCAGATTTTCATAAAGAAATAGCGAAAACCCTAATAGACATGAATAGCGGCGATAAATTAGCCGTTGTTGCCCCTAGAGACCATGCTAAATCTACATTCATAAATCTCATATACCCACTTCATCGTATTTTGTTTGGAGAAGAACGCTTTTTATTGCTTATTTCTGAATCTGAGATGCAGTCGAAGTACAATCTTGAGGCGATTGGTAATGAGATTGAGTTCAATCCTAAAATAAAGTATTTTTTTGGCGACAGGAAAGGCGCTGTATGGGGAAAAGAAGAAAAAGAGGTCATAGGGGCAGTTGACGAATATGGGAAGCCGAGCGTAATGTGCAAATGCCTTATTCGTGGTACTGGTCAAAAAGTTCGTGGATTAAAATATGGAGCCTATCGTCCAACCTTAACAATAATTGACGATGGAGAGGGTGAGTCAAATAGCACTACCCCTACAGCACGAGATAAATTTAGAAGATGGCTGAATGCAGCCGTAATTCCCGGTTCTGGAGATGCAAAGCTTGTATTTATAGGTACAATCGTGGATACAGATGCTTATTTAAACAGAATTGCCGGTCCACTTGCTTACGATAAAGAAGGAAATTACAAGGTCAAGGGCTGGAGGTCGTTATTTTTTCAGGCAGTTCCGCAAGATTTGCCAAGCGGAAAGTTTTCTACCTCTGGAAATGAATTTCTGGACAAAAAAGGGAACGTAAAAGTTCTTTGGAAGGATAGAAGACCGTATTCGTGGTTGATGGCTGAAAAAGAAAGATTGAAGTCAGAGGGGGACATAGCCTATTTTTATCAAGAATATCAAAATATCCCAGTTGATGATAGTTTTCGTATATTCAAATCAACAGACATGAGATACTGGGAGGGTAGATACATGTATGAGGATGAGCAAAGTTTTATCATGAGAACTGACGAGGGAAGAAGAATAAAACTACCTGTTAATATTTTTTTGGGAGTCGACCCTGCATCAAGCGAGAATGTAAAAGCAGATTATACTGTAATAATGGTAATTGCTGTAGATAAAGAGTATAATATTTATGTACTTGATTACTTTAGAGGGCAAGTCGCACCGATGGACGGTGCTGATAAATTATTTGAGCTAGCAGACATGTATCATCCAAGAGATATAAAAATTGAAGAAACTGGTCATGTCATGTTAGCGGATTATGTTCGTAGGCATTCAAAAGAAACAGGAAGATTTTATAATATCAATACTAGAAAGGCAATTAAGGCTAAATATTACCGCATTAAACAAATGCAGCCACATTTTGCATCACATTCTGTTTTTTTAAAAGAAACCCATGAAGAATTAGAAACAGAACTTTTAAACTTTAAAGAACATGGAACATTTAAAAAAGATACGCTAGATGCATTACGATGGGCAATAGACGATATATGGGCGCCAGATGTTGAACAGAATGAAAAAGGAGAATGGTTAGCACCTCCGCCAGTTACGGAAGTGGATTGGGAGACCGGTCAAATGTTCAGCGCAGCAGACTTTGTTGAAGCGTAAGATATGAAAATTTTAAATCTTTATGCTGGCGTTGGGGGTAATCGCAAATATTGGTCAGGTGAAAATCAAATTGTTGCTGTTGAAAAAAACAAAGAAATAGCAAGTATATATAAGTCATTTTTCCCAAAAGATAAGGTCATTGTTGGGGATGCGCATGAATACTTAGCAACGAATTGGAAAAAATTTGATTTTATTTGGAGTAGTCCACCTTGCCAATCACATAGCAAGGTTAGGATGATGGCAAGTAAATCAGGTAGTTATGACGCTGTTATGCCCGATATGAAACTGTGGGCAGAGATATTATTTCTTAAAAACTTTACAAAAAACACAAATATCAAATGGGTGGTTGAAAATGTAAACCCTTATTACGAACCTTTAATACCTCCAAGCCAGAAACTGGGAAGGCATTTAATGTGGTCAAATTTTTATATTCCGAATAAAGACTTTGGAGACAATCTTACCCACAATGAAAGAGGTTCTTCTAGGACTGGCGTATTTGACTTAACAGAAATTAAAACTAAGCATAGAAAAGACCAAATCATAAGAAATAGCGTGAATCCGGAAATCGGAAAATATATACTTCACATTGTTCACAATAAAGAAATAAGCACAGATAAAGACCAACTGAAGTTACAGTGGTTAAATTAAATGGGAAATTTTGATATAGACCTAGATTTTGGTCAAATATATGAAGAAAAGGTTAGAAAATTATTTGAGGGCGAAGGCTCAATTGAAGTAAAGACCGAAAGAGATATTTGGGCAGATACTGGAAATGCTGCAATAGAAATCAAGTCCAGAGGAAAACCGTCCGGTATTTCAACAACAGAAGCAAAATGGTGGATTCATGTCTTTACAATAGAAAGCGATGTAAAGTTCATGCTCATGTTTAGGGTTGATAAATTAAGAAAAGCTGTTAAGTATATGTATTTAAACGACTTAGCGCACAAAATAAACGGAGGTGACAATAATACTTCCGAGTTACTTCTTGTTCCAATATCTACATTAATTTTATTAAATAAAAAATTTTGATTATTGCAAGACTGTTTTGTAAGATTACAACATAACATATGTTAGACTTACGTCAGCTTGAAACTAAGAAAATTTCAGCAGAGGAGGTAAGAGCAGACTATCTGCTCTTTGAAAGCTCTTCTAGCGAATACCGCTATCAAATGGCGGAAGACCAAGAATTTTATCTTGGCTCTCAGTTGACCAAGTCACAAAAGAATTACTTGCTCAGTGTGGGACAACCCCCAGAAGCTAATAACAAAATACGCCCCGCCGTCGAGCAGGTATTAGCGAATATCGCCGCATCTGCTCCTGAATGGGATGTTCACGCTGTGGGCAAGACCGACAATGATGCGGCATTCGTTTTCGACCAACTCCTTGATAAGATTTGGTATGAATCGGACGCTGATGTTCATTTTAGGCAGGCTTGTAAGGATTTTATTGTAAAAGGTCTTGCATACATGTATATATATCCCGATTGGCAGGGGGATGGTGGTCTTGGCACTATAAAAGTAAAAAGAATGCCACCTGAATCTATTTTTGTAGACCCCAATAGTTCAATGACAGACTTCTCAGATGCTAGCGCAATAATATATTCTGACCTTCATACAAAAGAACATTTAAAAATATTATTCCCTAAGTATGCAAAGCAAATAGAAGACGCCAAGGAAGACCATCAAAGGAATGAGATGGAGAGTGGCAAGTATTCAAGGGACCACATAGAGACAAGAGGAGGTCATGACCTTGACCATCAAAGTAGAGTAAGAAAGTATTGCTACTTTGTTAAAGTAAACATACCACACGCCTTAATACTTGATACAAATACAGGAAGAAATCAATTATACACAAAAGATGAGTATAAGGAGCTTATTAAAGATAATAAGTATGAAGACTTTATAAAAGAAGGCATCATAACTGAACAAGTAGCATACCAAACGAGAGTTAGGGAAGTTTTTGTTGTTGGAGATACGGTCCTGTATGATGAGATACTTCCCATCTCTGAGTATCCCATTGCTGTCGCATGTAACGAACATGCTGGCAATCCATTCCCAAGTGGAGATGTTAGGCATGCTAAGACACCTCAGCGTATGCTGAACAGGACCGAAGCATTGATTATATCTCATACTAATGCTACAACAAATTTTAAACTTTTATATGAAGATGGGGCTATAGATGCTAGCGAAATACAGAAATGGCATATTCCAAATGCCATAATACGGGCTAATCCGGGTGCATTAGCAGCAGGAAAAATCAAAGAATTTGCTCCTCCAGCAGTCTCTTCAAGTTTATACGCAGAAAAGGGGAGATATGAGGTAGATATTGAAACTGTATTTGGGGCTTACAAGTTTCTACAGGGCAACGCCCAAGGCGCGCCGGGGACTGTTGGGGAAGCGCAAATAATGGACGAATCCTCCTCAAGAAAGCAAAACTGGAAAATCCTCCCTATATACGACATGCTAACAAGAACGGCTAAAGTTGTGACCCAGTGGATGCCTAGTGTTTATGACCAGCAAAGAACTTTAAGGATTGTAAGTCCGGTTGGCGACGAAAATGAAGTTAATTTAAATATACCCGTTATTGACGATAAAACAGGTGCGGTTAAAAAATTATATGATATGCAAACATCACAATTTGATGTAAGAGTAGTAGTTGGCTCTACTCGTAGTAAATCTCCAATGGCTGAATTACAAAAAGATTTAACTCTCTTAAATGCAGGTATTTATGATAAAACGCAAGTAATCATGAATATGAAAGGCGACATAGATAAGGCGTCGTTAATGCAAAGAATGGGAGAAATAGCAAATTTACAGGCGCAGTTGCAACAGGCGCAGGAAGAACTCAAGAAAATGCAGGGTGACCTGCAAACTAGAGAGCGTGAAGTATTCCATGCAAATATGAGGGCTGAAATAAGTGAGGCTACCAAACCAGTTTCTGAGGCGGTAAGCAACATTAAGTCCAATTCAAAGCTGGAACTAGCGCGACAAAGAGACAAGACCCGCATGGTCGGTGAGGAATTGTCTATTGCAAAACAAGCGATTAACTCAGAATCCAAAGCTCCGCAAGCATAGCGGATAACTTAAAAGGAGCATCGTATGACAAATGAAGACCAGAAAAATCAGAATGAAGAAATGAACGAAGATAACCTTATGGCTGAACTCGACGAGTTTAACGAAGGCTCTTCTCCAGAAGCTGAACAGGAACAGCCAGTTGAGACTCAACAGGCTTCCTCAGAAGCCGAACAAGTTCAAGAAGAGCAATCTGATGAGAAAACCGATAAAGAAGAACCAGAGAATGAATCTAAGGTTGAGCAATGGTTAATTGAGAATAAGTTTACAGATGACGAGGAAGGTAAGAAAAAACTAGCAGATGCTTATAAGCAACTTCAATCAAAGTCCGATAAGGAGCGTAACGAATGGAGTGGTGAAAAGCAAAAATATGAAAAGCTAGCGCAATTAGATGACTTTCTTGTGAACAATCCAGATGTGGTTCAAAAACTGACAGAGTCAGTTCAAGAGAAGCAGAAGGATTTAAACGCTCCACCTGTCAAGCCTGATGACTATGACATTCTTGATGAAAGCATTGATAACTCTAGCTCTGCAATATGGCGAGAAAAACACGATAAGTGGCTTATAAGCCAAGGTGCAACTCAAGCCATGGTGGAAGTTGAAAAACTAAAGTCTGAACTTTCAGAAGCTCAGGCGTTTGATGCAGAAACCGAAGAGTTACAGAAAATGGGGTTAAGCGATACGGAAGTTGTCGAATATAGGCAATTTATGGCTGACCCGAATAATGTATCTCAGGAGAACTTAGTTCAAATCTGGAAAACTTTATCGAACAAAGGGAATAATCCCCAAAAAGGGTCGTCTCAGCAGACTCCAAAGGTAAGGAATAAGCAAAATAGCGCTGCTGCCGTTACTGGTAATGCGCCACAAGCAATTGAGCCTGAAGAAAAAACAGTAGATGACTTTTGGAAAGGGATTATGGAATTCAATAATACAAATACATAGTGTTATAATTCTGTAAGATGGATTGTAGCGCTATTGTAACATAAATAGGAGGTATAATATGCCTACAAGTTACGGTACTGGTACAGCCCTTCAGTTCTCGGATTCGACACAAAGACAAGTCCTTGAGCTAGGGTCTAAAATCCATTACTATAATCCTAACGCGACTCCCATTTTCTCTCTGTTTGGAATGAAGTCAGTAGTGACTCCAGTCCCTATCTTTGAGTGGATGGAAGACGAGTACATGATTAAAAAGAGTGAGAAGTTTAACATAACATCTTCAGATGTTGCTGACACAGCAACAGGTGGTATAAACGGTCATCACACAATCTTAATAGCTGAAAGACAAGCCCAAATGGAAATGTTTGAGGTTGGTGGTATTTACAGCGCAAGTGTTGCTGGTGGCTCTGCGGCTTTACAAACTGCTGTTACTCATTTCATTTGTATTGCGGTTGGCAAGGATGTAAACCATGCTAGTGCAACTGATAAAATGGCTCAGTTTCTTGGAGCGCATGCTCATTCTAGCCTTGATGCTTATAACGTAGAAGCTTGTGCAGATGGTTCAGACCTGATAACAGCAGACGCATCTGGTGTTTTAACTTTAGAATATGTTGCTAATGCAGGGTTGTTTTACGACAATGGAACTGCAACATCATACTATGGCTATCAAACACATAGCGCAACTAGCGGTTTTGGTGAAGTTACTTTTGCTGACGCTGATTACTTTATGCGTGAAAATGGCGTTGCAGGTATTGCTGAAGGTTCAGCAGTAGGAACTGAAACTCGTAAAAAAGTTCGTAGGTTGAAAAACTGTACGCAAATTTTTCGCGAGCCATACACAGTAACTGGAACTGCAAAAGCTGCAAAGCATTACGGTGGTTCGGAGTTAGCAAGGTTGCAAGCTAGAAAACTAGCAAAAATCAAAGGTGATGTTGAATGGGCTATTTTAACAAATGGCGCAATCTCTCTTGATGCAACCGCTGAAAATCCAAAGCGTACCTTTCAAGGCTTTGATGTTAGCAGCACCGGTGGTGCAGTTACATCCTTGAATGGTGCTAGTAATACCAATATGCAATGGGATGAAAGCGCTGGTCTTTCTAATTTAGACGGTGTTTCAGAATATCTATTCCATGATATGGTATCAGGTTCAATGAGAAAAACCGTATTTTGTTCTAATAAGTGGCTTGTTAAGCTTGTTGCGGCTACTAGAACTGCAGATACAGGTTTTTATGACACTGGTGAAAAAACAGCAACTGGTCTAAGGGTTCGCTCTTACATGGGTCCAGTTGGTCAGTTAGACTTTGTCCCTCATCCGTACCTAAATGGTTCTTTAGAAGATTATGCAGTGGCGATTGACCCAGCGAACTTTTCAGTTCGTCCTTTGGCTGGTCGCGATATGCAACTCCGTAAAGACATTGTTAAGGATGGTCGTGATGGTCAAACTGATGAATGGCTAATGGAAGTTGGCGTTGAGATTCGTAATGAACAGACTCACGCTATTTTAAAAATAGTCTAAAACCAAACAATCGCTTGGGGGCGGGCAACCGCCCTCAAGTTAGGAAAAAACATGAAAGAAACAACATACGGAACAGGGGCAACATCGTTTAGCGATGGCTCTACGCGTTTAATAACGACGCTAAAAAAGAAATCCCGTGTTCGCAAAAAACGTAAAAAAAGAAAAGGATATTAAATATGCCTGTTGTGGATGGAGTAAAATTTTCCTATACGCCTGAGGGTATAAAGAAGGCAAGTAGGGCTAGAAAAAAATACAATAAAAATAAAAGAAAATAACAATGCGCTATCAAGAAGCATATGAACTTATTGACGCGGGTGTGATTGCCGGTGGTGTTGAGTTGCCTGTGTCTCACAATTTGATTGAGATATATTTTGACCAAGCCATTAAAGATATTGCCATGCGAGCAGTAAGAAAAAAAGCCTCAGAATCTTTTACTACAAGCAGTAAAGAGTATGTATTTACAAATTCAAATTACTCAGGACAAATCTACAAAGTAGAGTTAGATAAAGTAGATGTACCTTTTGTTGATGAGTCTGCGATAATATCTGATATAGCCGATGATGACGTCTCTAAGATTGGATACTACATAAAAACAGATACGTCAACTGGTTCAATAACTGCAATTACAAGCGCTTCTCCTTCGGAAGTGACATCTACGTCGCACGGTTTAGCCATCT